GCTTTTGCAGTATTACCCAAAATTAAATTGAATGTTCCAGTTTGAACTTTACCAACTGTACGTAAAAACACACAACCAGCTTCTAATTGATCAAAAGGATTTGTTGTTCCAGTGATCCAATAGTTACCAGCTCCCGGATCTACTTTTGAAGCAGCTTTACGCTTGAAATCAATTGATGTGTTAGTTCCAGCATTTAAAACAATACCAGTTTCTAAAACATTTTTACATTGAATTTCAATTGCACGCTCAATTTTCTCTTGAAGTTGTAATTGATTATCTACAACGTCATTGATCAATGCAGCAAAAACTGAATCATCAATACTTTGAGCAGCATACAATCGATCGTACAATTGTAATTTTGTTGCATCAAATTTCTCACGGAAATATGGTGGAATAAATAACTTTTCAGTTGAACGAGTCCATTGGTTACGATTTCCATCATCACCACGAAATACATCAACAGCAACTTTTTCAGTTCCACGTTGAACTTCAATTGACACTTCTAAAGTTGGCGAAACAACTGAAGGAAAAAATGAGCGTAAAAAATTCGCTGGCTTTGGACGTTCTTTATAAACATCAATAAGTTTTGAGGTGTATAGACCTTGCGCGTCTGTTGTCGAAATATTTGGCATATTTTCTTTTTTTTAAGTTTTAATTAATTTATGAATTGTCGTAATCAGTCATTTCATTTGAAACAACAAGTAAAATACCGGTAGTCTCAGCCATGATTTTATCTTTAATTCTACGTCCTGCAACAACTGTTTCAATTGTTTGACCAAAGCTTGTAGGGAAGAAAGAAACTTTATCTTGCGCTACACGTCCAGCAACTGTAAGTGAACATGTCTCAGTTGCACCTGCATCTAAACTAACATCATCTGTTAGGATACCACACACAAACTGAGTACCATTACTGGCAGCAGAATTAAAAGGTGCAATTATTCCACTTGAAGCAATACGCCCCATAACTGTACCTGCTGGTAAAACTATCGGATTGTATCCTGAGTTATTAATAAATGCTTCTTGGCGAGTGTAATTACCTCCTAAGAATATTTTTGAAGTATCTGTGTTTACAAATAACTGGCTACCAGTATTTAAAGTAATTGATTGACGACTGCTCATATATTATTATTATTTTAAACCTAATTTTTTATCTAAAGAAGCGGCAAATGCAGCAATCTCTTTTTCTTTTTCTGTTTTCTCAGCAGCACCGGAAGCAGTTGTTTTTGTTTCAGGATTTTCTGCTTCAATTTTTGCCAATGTAGCAGCGTTAACAGCTTTCATTGTAAATTCAGCCATTTGAGTTGCGCTTAATGGATTTCCACTAGCGATAGCTTCTTTAACACCTTTTGCATCTGCATCAATGAAAACTAAACACGCATTAACGCGGTCTTTTTCTTGAGCCACACCTAAAGCTAATGCTTGAGCAAACACACCTGGGTGTTCTGCTTTTAATATTTCAATTGTCATGGTTTTATGTTTTGGTTTAATAATTTCAGTTTGTTTTGTTTCAATTTTTCCATTGTATCTTGCAGCAATAGAAAATGCGTGTTTTTCAAAACTTTCAATCTCAGCTTTAATACTTGGAGTGATTGTTATGATTTCATTGATTAAGCCAATTTGCTTAGCTTCTTTAGCAGTTAATGGTACATCAATTCTGCTATCCATAGAAAATACTTGATCTAAAGTAATTCCCTTATCTTTTACACTTTTTAAATTTTCAAATTTTGCAACATCAACCTTAGCCTCAAAAGCCTTACGAAGATTTTTATTAATGTTTGCAAGATTTGTTTTCATTGCATCAGTGAAGTAATTCTGATCACATTCAATCCAACTTGGGTAAGCAGCACGATGTAAAAGAAATTGAGTAACATCTAATGCACTGCAATTTTCAGCATAGCAATTAAAGTATAATCCCATTGAATAACTTTTACCGTCATTCTTAACAGATTTTTTACCTTGTAATTCTGCATACTTTGCAATCATTCCCCATCCATATTCAGGAGATCCACCGGGAGTATTTAAACGAACAACAATATCAGAACTTACATCTTCAGCTAAAGCCTCATTGATTTCCTCAATGAACTCAGCAGATGTACACTCATCAATTCCTCCGTATATTAAAACCTCTGGCATATTATTTGTAAAAATAGAGGGGTAAAAAATAATTTTAAAAAAAGTTACGTTAATTGGGGAATTTATTTATACTTACTACAATGGCGAAAGGAACATCAAAAAATTCTGATACATCAGATTTTAGAATACAAAATAAATCAATGAAGCTGAAAATGGATATTATAAATATCGCAGCTAATAAAGGATTGACGGTAACAGCATTCCTGCGAACCGTTATAATTGAAACTAGAAATAGTTATCCTGAATCAATGAGACAACCTTTAAAAGATTAGTTATGAAAAAATTATTATCTATGTGAGGCTTTTTTTTGTTTATATCGTATCTAACCTTACGGGGCTGGATTTTGAACTGGAGGTTGAGCTACTTCAATCCCGGCAGTTTTACTTTCTTCCAATTCTTTAGCATATTGTTTCATATTTGCTTTTGAACTTCCGCCATTAACAACCTCAGTTGCACTTTCAAGTGTAGTCAATGGCAATGAAGCACCGGTATCACCTAATTTTAATCTTTCAGCATTTACTTCTTTTAATGGATCAATATGTGGAACGTTATCTCCAACCCATCTTGCATTCCTAAATGAAGCTAATACCATATAATTATTTTGTCTATCAGCAATCATATAACCAGGAGCGCTAACTTTATTTTGTAAGATCTCCAAGTGTAACCACATTTCATAAATAGGTTGATTGAATGATAAAGAAAAATTATATCGTTCAACTAATAACGTGTGTTCCCAATCTTTAATTGCAGCCCTTGCGGAACTAAATGAAGTATCGTATTTACTCATTGCAACATTTGGAGGAATGCCAATA